CAAGCCTGCGCGGTAATGTTGCAGGTCTTGATCTTCGTGTATCTCGTTACATGAAGGGTTCTGGTGGAGTAGGAACAGCAGATTATTCAATGGCTGTTATTAACCCAGATGCTTACACATGGTACGAAGGTGCTCGTCAGCAGCTTCGTACTAATGTTAACTCAGACGGAACTGTAGACATTCTACTATTCGGTCAGGGAGCACTTGCCACTAAGTTAGCGGCTGGCGCAAACTGGTTCAACCTAACCTGATAACTAGGTAATTAAGTCGCTCTGGGGAGTAGTAGCCCTCTACTCCCCAGAGTCTTTAGAAAGGACATCATGGCACTTACAACAGTTGCAGAATTGCGCTCCACTTTAGGAGTCGGAACGCTCTACAGCGACAGCGTGCTCCAAGAAGTATGCGATGCTACGGATGCCGTCCTTTTGCCTATGTTGTGGGCTCCAAAATGGTTTACAGTCGCACATGAAAACACAGTAGGGTCAGGCACTCTATATTTTAATGACAATGTGCGCGATACTTTTTATGTAGGTCAAAGCGTTACGATTGCCAATTCAGGCAGCTCTTATAACGGCACTAAGACAATTACAGCCGTGAATGGTTTTTCAATTAGTGTGGCAACTAATCACACGACTGCACAGGGCTATCATCCGATCTATCCTTATGGATCAGTATCGACCACGACTTCCACAGACTGGACTACCGATATGGCAATCCAGCAAGCAGCTCTCATGATATCTGTCGAGATCTGGCAAGCGCGTACTGCAACCCTTTCAGGCAGTAACGCTGTCGATTTCCAGCCAAGCCCTTACCGAATGAGCGCACAGCTTCTCGCTAAGGTGCGAGGATTGATCGCTCACGCACTTGATCCGCGTTCGATGGTGGGATAATGCCCGTTGCCATCACTACCCTTCGCACCACATTAGCCACCGCCCTAGTCGATAACGCTAAGTGGCAGACCTTTGCCTTTCCACCAGCAACAGTCTTGGCTAACTCTGTGATTGTGTCTCCAGATGATCCTTATCTGACACCAACAAATAATCAACACATTGGCATTAGTCCAATGGCTAACTTTAAGATTATTATGACTGTGCCTTTATTTGACAATGAAGGCAACCTAAACGGGATTGAAGATACTGTCTGTGGCGTGTTCGCAAAGCTCGCAGCATCATCTCTCGTCTATAATGTAAGCGCAATCAGCGCACCAAGTATTCTCAACGCTGCTTCGGGTGACCTACTCAGCTGCGAGATGTCCGTATCAATCCTTACGAGTTGGAGTTAACATGTCCGAGTGGGAAAAAGAAAACGAAGCCTTCCTGATCAAGATCGGGCAGGTAGCACCAGCAGTATCAAAGCCAGCAACTACTAAGAAGGACGAGGAATAATCTCATGGCTGTATTTCTAAATAACAATGTAGGTGTGAAGATTAACACTGTCGATCTTTCAGACCATGTAACAAGTGTTGTCATCAATCGCGTATTTGACGAATTGGAAGTCACAGCGATGGGCGACACAGCACACAAGTTCGTTAAGGGCTTGGAAGCATCAACTGTCACTATCGATTTCCTAAATGACACAGCATCAGCGAATGTATTGGCAACATTACAGGCAGCGTGGGGAACAACAGTCACATGTGTATTCCTACAGACAAAGGGAACAGCAGTCTCAGCGACTAACCCTCTGTACACAGTTTCATTGCTAGTCAATAACACAACAGACATTAACGGTGCTGTTGGCGATATTGGCACACAGTCGATTACATTTACTGCTAACTCAACAGTTGCAGTAGCCACAACAGGCACATTCTAAACAACTAAACAAAGGGGCAAACCATGGCAAGACTAAAGATAGTTCGTACAGATGGAAGCGTACTAGAAGGCGAGATCACCCCAGCGGTGGAGTACTCGTTTGAGCAGTACGCTAAAAAGGGCTTCCATAAGGCGTTTCGCGATGAAGAAAAGCAGAGCGATGTCTATTGGTTAGCATGGGAAGTTACTCGCAGGTCAGGTGAAACTGTTAAGCCTTTTGGGATTGACTTCATCGAAACATTGAAAAGTGTTTTTGTGGAGGATTCAGACCCTTTAGCTTAAAGCGCGATCTTCCGTTCACCTACCTAATTGCTAGGCTAAGCATTAGGTTAGGGATCGCGCCACAGCAATTATTAGAGCTAGATCGAGACATGCTCAATGCATTGTTTCAAGGTCTTACAGACGAAGCGAAGGAGCAACGAGATGCCAGCAACCGTCAAAGGCGGCGTTGAACTTCGCAGGGCACTTCGTAAGTTCAGCCCAGATCTAGCCAAGGCATTGCCGAAAGAAATTGGCGCAGCACTTAAGCCGATCACTAGATCCGCTAAAGGTTATCTTCCAGATGACGGACAAGTCCTAAGCGGCTGGTTAACTAGAGAAGGTTCAGCTGCTCGCTTTCCTTCCTACAATGCTCGAATTGTGAAGCAAGGCATTGGCTATAAGACAACACCATCAAAGCCTAACCGCAGAGGTTTTAGATCATTGGCTCGCGTATTTAACAAAAGTGCTGCTGGAGCAATTTACGAAACTATGGGGCGTAAGACTCCACAGAGCAGATTCGTACAAAATCAGACTGGCAAGTACAGCTCACAGATGAAGGGCGATGCCAAGATGGAAGGTCGCGCATTGTTTAGAGCGTATGAAGAAAACAATGGCAAGGCTAGAGATGCAGTCCTTAAAGCGATTAAAGGCGCATCAGACAAACTTAACGCGAGAGCAAAGGTGTAACTCATGGCTAATGTAATGATTGATATTGCCTCGGAGTTCACAGGTAAGAAAGCCTTTAACCAAGCTGATAAAGCCACAGATAAACTTAGCAAGAATGTTAAAAGATTAGCTGGGGCTTTTGGTCTTGCATTTAGCACTACAGCAGTCCTTGCTTACGGCAAAGCTTCTGTAAAGGCAGCAGCCGCCGATCAGAAGGCGCAGCAACAGTTAGCCCTAGCATTGAAGAATGTAGGACTAGAGCGCGATGCTGCTACATCAGAAGCACTCATCCAACGCTTACAAAGCGAATATGGAATAGTTGATGATCTTCTACGCCCTGCCTATCAGTCATTGGCTATCGCGACACGCGATACATCAGAAGCGCAGAGACTTCTGAATCTTTCCTTAGACATTAGTGCTGCAACAGGTAAGGACTTAGGCTCTGTCACAACGGCGTTAAGTCGTGCGTACCTTGGCAATAACACAGCACTTAGTCGTTTAGGCGTAGGTATCTCAAAAGCAGATCTTAAGGCTAAGTCATTCTACGAAATCACCACAGAGTTACAAGATACTTTCAAGGGTTCAGCCACAGCAGCGGCTAACACTTTCCAAGGTTCAATGAACAAGTTAGGTGTTGCTTCTGCCAATGTTTCTGAAATTATTGGTACAAGCTTGATCGATGCTCTCAAAGGATTGGGAGATGAAAATTCTGTCGATGACCTAGCAGCATCAATGGAAAGAGTCGCGCAACGAACAGGCGATATTATTCGCGGTATTGGCGTTTTGATCAACAAGTTAAAACAACTTCCGGGCATGCCTGACTTTAGTGTTCTATACGATATTTCTTATTTGCGACTATTAGAAAAAATAGGCTCAAATTCTCGTGCAGGTTCTGCTGGTGGATTTCCGCAAGGACCTCCATCCGATTTAACTCGTCAATTTCCCACTCAGACCGCACAGGCAAAAGTAGCAAAAGACACTCTTAAGATTAACAAGGAAAGCCTTAAGCTTGCTAAAGCTAGAGCAACCTTTGACTTACAAAAGATCCAGATTGAAGCTGCTCTTAAAGGTAAGATCTCAGAAGAAGATAAAATCCGACTAAAGTTGATGAAAGCGATTCTGGATGAAAATCTTACCGATGTTGAAAAGTATCAAAAGGCATTGGAAAAGGCTCAAGAAAAGTCTAAAGAATTAGCAGAATTACTTGCCAAGGTTAAGACTTTAGAATTTAAAGATCCATTCGGGGAATGGAAGGTTGATCCGCTAACTGCATCAATCAACGCTTTGACTGCTTCCATGTTCGCTGTGGGCACACAGATTCAAGCCAATGGCAAAGAGTGGTCATCTTTTGCTAACACAGTAGCAACTACAGTCATTCGCCCTAACCTGACAGAATGGTCATCATCTTTCAGCACAGCATCGGCTAATGCGGCAGCTGCAACAGCAGCCGCTAATGCTGCATTAACAGCGACAACAAGCGCAGCCTCTAAGGCAGCAGCCGAAGCAGCAGAAGCAAGTGCTGCTGCAATAGCCGCAGCTAATAAAGCTTCGGCAGATGCGATAGCAAAAGCACAAGCAGAAGCCTTGACTACTCTAGGTAAACTTAATGCCGAAACTTCTGCAAGCACAGCAGCGGCAACTAAAGCAGCACAAGATGCCATCGATGCCGCTAACAAAACAGCAGCCGAAACAGTTGCAGGAATTCTTGCTAAAGCTTCCGCAGAAGCAGCGGCTAAAGCAGCAGAAGCCGCAGCAGCCAATGTTTCTACTTTAGAAGCATTTAGAGCAGCAGAAGCCGCAGCAGCACAAACAGCTGGGACAACGGGTACAGGCGGCTCTAAGGTCGAGATTACAGTAAACACAGGCATCGGCGATCCTAACGCCATCGCTGCGGAAATCCAAAAGATTATTGAAGAAGCAACTCAACGAGGCACGATTGACTTTCTAGGAATTGCATAATGACTTGGCTTCCTGAATGGCGCGTAACAGTTGGCGATGATGTTTATACGACTGTAACTTCTGTATCCTTTTCCGCTGGTAGAGTCGACATTGATAGGCAATGTGCGGCAAGTTACTGTCAAGTAGATATCATCAACACAGATGGCTCACCCTTCACCATCGATGTCACAGATGCCTTGACCTTAGAGCTCAAAGATAGTGCTGGAAACTATGTCACTATGTACGGCGGTGAAGTTTCAGACTTTACAATCGGAGTCCGTAGCCCTGAGGAATCAGGCTTTGTCACTTATGGCAGGATCTTAGGCGTTGGCTTTCTTGCCAAACTTACAAAGTCTGTCTATAACACAGCCCTTGCAGAAGCTTTAGATGGCGCACAGATTGCAGCCATCGTTGACAATGTTCTCAACTTGACATGGGCTGAGGTCACGCCTACCCTCACATGGGACACATACCCAGCAACTGTCACATGGGAAGATGCAGAATCCTACATCGGCACTATTGACCCAGGCTTCTACACCATGATTAACCTTGCAGCATCGGCTACAGCTCGATCTAATACCTTGACAGATCAGATTGCTAACAGCGCGCTTGGTCAAATGCATGAAGAAAAGAATGGCTTAGTTTCTTATGATGATGCAGACCATCGCAGCACATATCTTGCAGCTAATGGCTTTACTAACATCAACGGCTCTTATTCAAGCCCTAGCACTATTCGCTCAATTACGACAACAAACCGCATCCGCAACAGCCTGATCTATAAATACGGCACAGGGTACGCCTCGACCTACAGTACCTCTGACACCGATTCTATTGCCACGTACGGGCTTTACGAGCGATCCTTTGAGTCAAACATCAAGACTCTGACTGACATTACTAACATCGGCTCTAGAGAACTTAATCTGCGAAAGAATCCTAGAGGCTCACTTGAAGCCATTACTTTTCGCCTAGATAATCCAGACCTGCCTAGCGCAGACCTTGATCGATTAATCAACATCTTTTTTGGTCAGCCTGTGTTAATCACTAACCTGCCTAGCAATCTACTCGGCGGGCAGTTCGATGGCTTTGTGGAGAACATTGCTGTAAGGGCTACTCCATCATCTGTCGACCTTACCCTTTTTGTTTCAGCTACAGACTTCTCATTATCCACGACTCAATGGGAAACAGTATTGCCAGCCTCTCTAATCTGGACAGGCGTAAATGGTACACTTGACTGGACTAACGCGATCGGAGCACTAACCTAATGGCACTTTCACCGAACTATCAGTGGGCTGAACCAGATAACAGCAGCCTAGTAAAAAATGGCGCACAGGATATCCGCGCATTAGGCGATGCCATTGACACATCTGTCTGGAATGTCGGCTATGGTCAAGCTGGTAAGAACAAGATTATCAATGGTGACTTTGCTATTAACCAAAGATCTTTTACTACTGCATCAGGCGGTTATGGTTTTGACCGATGGAACTTATCAACCTCCGGTGGAACTGCTACATACACTCCACAGACTTTTACATTGGGTGCTGCTCCTGTTGCAGGGTACGAAGCCAAGAACTTTGCACGATTAGCAACAACTGTGGGCAATGATTTTTGTAGATTAGAACAGAAGATTGAATCTGTTAGAACTTTTGCTGGTCAAACTGCAACAATCTCATTTTGGGCAAAAGGAACAAACCCAACAACAGCAGGAAACTTAGCTATTACTTTGCAACAATTTTTTGGCACAGGTGGAAGCCCAAGCGCACAGAATCTACTTACACAACAAACTTTTGTTTTGACTGCTAACTGGACTCGTTACAGCTTTACTTTTGCAGTACCTAGCATTTCAGGTAAAACATTAGGAACAAATGGCGATGACTGTTTAGGCGTATGGATCGGTCAAGGAACAAGCACATCCGCAGATGCTTGGACTTTGGATTTATGGGGAGTGCAGGCTGAGTATGGCAGTTATGCAACTCCATTCCAGACTGCAACAGGAACAATCCAAGGAGAACTTGCCGCTTGTCAGAGATATTACTATCGCGTAAATGGCGGGTCAAACCTAAGATTTGGATCGGGTCAAGCAATAGGCACAACTTTAGCAAATTGCCTTATTCCTTTCCCAGTTCAAATGAGAACGGCACCTACGGCGTTAGAACAAAGCGGAACTGCTAGCCAGTATGGCGTGTTAAATGCTAGCGCTAGTTCTGTTTTAACGGGAGGTGTGGTACCAACTTTTGACAAGGCAGGTTTGGTCAATGCAAATGTAACCTTTACCGTTACTTCTGGTTTAGTGGCTGGAAATGCTGCTCAATGTATGGACAACAATTCATCTAGTGCCTATCTTGGTTGGAGTGCTGAACTATAATGAAATACGAATACTTACACGACACCATTGACGGAGTTAAAATTTTTGCTCGCATAGATGATGACGGTTTATGTCGCTTTACTTGCACCGAGGATAATCCTGAGTATCAGGCTTGGCTAAATCCTAAAGCGGAACAATCCACACCGAGCGTGTCGGATGAAGCCTAAGTTAAGTAAAGCTGCGATCCAACTAAGGGAACAGGTTGATGACTCATTCCCAGATCGTGACCGGCTATCGGATGGCTGGATTGGTGATACCAGACACGCTGCTCGCAAGTCTGATCATAATCCAGATGAGCAAGGCTGGGTTCGTGCCATTGATGTCGATCGTGACCTGTTCAAGTCAAGCAAGCCAGACATCATGGGCGATCTTGCAGATCAGCTTCGTGCCTTATCAAAGTCAAAAGCAGACAAGCGTATTAGTTACATCATTTTCGATGGACGAATTTGCTCCAGTATCCTTAACTGGAAGTGGCGCAAGTACACAGGGGCTAACAAACACATTAAGCACATGCATGTCTCGTTTAAGAAAACGGCTGACAATGATGGTGCTTTTTTTCAAGTATCTATGTTAGGTGGAGAATAATGAAGAACATGAAGAACCCTGTTTATCTTGCAGCTGGAGCATTTTTAGCAGCATGGGCATCATCAAACTTTGAGGCAGATTACCGCGCAATCTTGTGGGCTGTGCTATCAGGTGTATTCGGATATGCGAGTCCTAAAAAGTGACACAAACAGATTTCTTTCAGCTCTACATTGCTACGCTAGTGACGCTAGGTGGCTTGTCAGGCTTTGTCATTACTCATTTACTAACAGAGATTAAGCGACTCCACTCGCGTGTCGATGAGATCTATAACATACTTCTAGAGCGATAATTTTCTCATGGCAAGAAAAGCAACTAAGGCACTTGAGGAACAAGGCTACTCAAAGCTAGATGCTTATTGCATTGGGCTTTATGAATACTTCTGTTCTCTTAAGCGTGCAGGTTTCGCAGAAGATGTAGCGATGTTTATGATTACAGAACCTCAAGCTTATCCACATTGGATCTTGCCTGATCCTGTCGAGCCAGAGAAGTTCGGCAATTATGAAGATGAGGATGACGATTAAGCGAATAGTCGTAGTCTCGGACTTACAAGTCCCTTACCATGACAGGGTTGCAACCCGTAACCTTGCAAGCTTTATCTCTAAGTTTAAGCCAGATCAAGTCGTGACCATTGGCGATGAAATCGACCTTCCACAGATTAGCAAGTGGGAAGAAGGTCGCATGGGCAGTTATGCCCAAACCTTAGATGATGACCGCAATGAAGCCGTGCAGCTTCTCTGGGACTTAGGCGTGACAGACTGCATTCGTAGCAATCACACAGACCGCCTGTATAACATCATCATGGCTAAAGTCCCTGCATTTGGGGCATTGCCAGAGCTGCGCTTTGAGAAATTCATGAAGTTTGATGAGCTAGGCATTACCTTCCACAAAAACCCTATGCCTATTGCGCCTAACTGGATTGCAGTACATGGAGACCACACACCAATCAAGCCACAGGGGGGTTTATCAGCCCTTGAAGCAGCCCGTAGGCATGGAAAGAATGTCATCTCAGGTCATACACACAGAGCAGGGCGTTCGGCCTTCTCAGAGGCTTCTGGGGGTCGTATAGGGCGTGTCCTGCATGGGGTCGAAGTAGGTAATCTCATGGACTTTAAGCAGGCTACTTACATGAAGGGTGTTGCTAACTGGCAACAGGCTTTTGCCATCATCTATGTAAACAAAGCCAAGGTTCAGGTAGATCTTATCAACATTGAGAAGGACGGCACATTCATTGTGTCTGGAAAGTCATACGGCCGACCAAGATAATCGTTATCAAGTCGTTACCAAAATATGCTTGATTCGTTTGGAGTTTATGCAACACTAAAGCCATGACAAGCACAACGACACTAATCAAAGAAGAATTTTGGACACTTGTATGCGAGAAGCATGGCTTTACTTGTGACTTTAAGACAAAGAAGAAAGCTTTAGAGTGGAAGAACAATTCATCAATGTGGTGCGAAAAGTGCTAACAACTACTAAAGAAAAGGGCGAATAAAATGAGCTTTGAAATGCCAATGATTGTGCTGCTTTTAGCAGCTAATGCTTTATGGTACTTGGTCGGCTGGGCTAAGGGCTTTAACGAAGGCAAGCGCGAGGGTCTAATCGTTGCTAAGTCATTTCAGCGAGTGACGTCAGATGCGCGCTAATGAAATCTTACTCACCGCCACCGACACGATCCGTGAGCGTGGGCTATCATATGGTCACCCTGCGGATAACCTGCAACACACCGCAATGCTCCTCTCAGCATACTTACAGACACCAATTCACGACTATCAAGTGGCAGGGATCATGGTCTTGGTTAAACTTGCAAGGACTAATCAGTCAGCCCAACACATCGACAACTGGGTCGACCTATGCAGCTATGGCGCACTCGCAGGACAACTAGCAACCGAGGAGAACGATCTTTATGCCTGATCTTAATAGACCAATATGGGCTGAAATGCAGAAGATTAAAGCAGATGCTTATGAAGCAGGTGAAATGCATGTTGCTTTGTTTTGGCAGAATGAACAAATCATGAAGAAACTGTCAGATATTTTATTTGCAATGAAGGAGCGAAATGTTTAACCTAGCCGATTATGAGCCTGTGGAGGTACGACTTGAAAAGTTTATTAAGGACTATCCAGCGTTTCGCATATCAACTGAGCTGGAAGTTGTCGAGGCAACTCGATACATTGTTAAAGCTTATCTGTACAAAGATTCAGCAGATGTTGTCGCGTGGGCAACAGGGTACGCTGAGGAAACAGTTACTAGCCGAGGTGTTAATCAGACTAGTGCACTGGAGAATTGCGAGACTTCGGCAATCGGCAGAGCACTTGCAAATGCAGGTTATGCGCCTAAAGGAAAGAGACCAAGCCGCGAGGAAATGACCAAGGTAGTAACTCAACGCGCCATTAAGCCAGCAGTTCAGGATCTAGAAGCTGCCATCCGTAAAGCAGATGCAGAGCCAGCCGAGCAAGATTATTGGACTACGCCTGTTAACGAGTATAACAAGGTAGTCGATGCGCCTGTCACACTTAATAAAGCAATAAATCTAGTGCAAGACATTCTAGGCACAGGAGAAGCTGTAGAAGCACCAAGCTGCGAGCATGGACACATGCAATGGCGTGAAGGTGAGAAGAATGGCAAGGCATGGGGTGGCTACTTCTGCAACACAGCAATCTCATCAGCTCATCGATGCCCTACCAAGTGGTACAACCTTGGATCAGACGGCAAGTTTGCACCACAGAAAGCGAGAGTGTAATGGGCTACATCGAGGTATATAACATAGACAAAGATGGGGAATGGACTAATCTTGATGACATTCCATTTATTACAACAATTAATTGTCAGTTATGCAACGAGCCAACAGAAGCTCATGACATCATTATTCCAGCAGTCATTAAGGATGGCACACTAACGGCAGGGACATGGCAATGCAGAAAGTGCAAGGCAGTCAATGGATGACAAAGAGCAGCTGTTAGTATTTCTAGTATTGTGCTTATTCATTGGTGGCGTTGCTATGGGCTACATGGCACATGGCTAGTCAAGCAAGAAAGCACAGAGGTTTCCGCACAGAGCGTGTTGTCGCACAGTACCTATCGACTGTCTGGCAAGGCGCATGTGTGGGAAGGGGTAGTGGCAAGGATATTGTTAATGTGCCATTCGATGTTGAAGTCAAAGCCCGCGCTGGATTTCAACCGAAAGCATATTTAGCACAGCTGAAAAGCCGTACAGCCATTTCGGGGGAATTAGGCTTTGGGGTTATCAGACTCAATGGACAGGGTGAAGATGCGCGTGAGTATGCCGCGATTATCAGACTTGAGGATCTCTTGCCACTACTCATATTAAGATATGGTCACTTAGACAAAGAACCTACTGAGGCAGACATAGACCGATGCTCTGGATGTGGGTCATACATGATAAGGAAGTGCTTAACTTGCCAACCTATGATTACAAATGCACACGATGCAATCTTAATCAAGAGATCAATCACGGATGGAACAATCGACCAGT